ACAATCAGGCTACGCTGCCAGCAGAGAACTTGCTCAACTGAGTGCTGTGGATTATTTTCAGTTTCAGTTAGGCAGAACAGTAACAGGAGTTAGTGATATTGTCACACTAGCCATCGCTGCAACTGCAAACAATGCCGATGTCTTAGCCGAACTAGGCTGGCAAGAATTAACTTAATCATTTTAGTTGTTATGGTTTTTTATAACCAAAACAGTTGACATACTTCTCGTAGTATAATATACTAGACAAACAATTCTATAAATACACGCTATGTTATTTGGATCACTAATCATGTTAGTGGCCATTACCATTTCGGCAATTGCCGCTTGGTATTCGGTCGCCGGTCTTACTGCTATCTTCAGTGCAGCAGTCATCCCTGTTATTATCATGGGAGGCGCACTAGAGGCTGGCAAATTGGTTGCCACAGTTTGGCTACACAACAATTGGAAGAGAGCCGGATGGGCATTCAAAACCTATCTCATTCCAGCCATTGTGTTCCTGATGCTATTAACCAGTATGGGCATCTTCGGCTTCTTAAGCAAGGCACATTCCGACCAAAGCCTAGTAACCGGTGATGCAGTCAGCAAGGTGGCCATTTATGACGAAAAGATTGCGACCGAAAGAGAGAACATAGCACAGGCAAAGAAAGCTTTAGAGCAAATGAATGCTCAAGTTGATCAAATGCTGGGCCGAACAGATAGTGAGCGTGGCACAGAACGAGCAGTGGTTATTAGAAAGCAACAGGCCAAAGAACGAGCCGCTTTACAATCCGAAATCACAAAGAGTCAAAAAATTATACAACAATTACAAGCAGAGCGAGCTCCATTGGCCGCAGAAGCTAGAAAGGTGGAGGCCGAAGTTGGACCTATCAAATATATTGCTGCTCTTATATACGGGGACAATCCCGACCAAAATATTCTTGAGCGTGCTGTACGTTGGGTTATTATACTTATTGTTATTGTTTTTGATCCGCTTGCCTTGACACTTATCCTTGCTGCCAACAAACAGTTCGAATGGGCCAGACAAGGCACCGGTGGTTGGGTGCATGACGAAGCAGCACAAAAAATTGATCCCGAACCACCTGGCGTAGAACAACGACCACTTACCGATCATGAAGTGGCTGCTCTAGACACCCAGGCCAATACTGAGCCCGTGCATGACACTGTCAAGTCCGAACAAGAGTTGCAAGCAGCAGCAGTGTTAGATGAACAGCAACGAGCCGAAGCCGCTAACAATGAAGTGGCCAAGATTGAACGGCCAGAACCAGATCTTGATATTCCTGTTTTGGAAAATGAAGAAATGTGGGCACAGCGTGTGATCGACGAGCAGCCCAAGGAAGAGGCCAAGGAACAAGCAAAATACGAAGCCGACGATGGCGCATTGACTGCGGAACAAATTGCTCAAGTAAAAGCATTCGTAGAGGACACACCACCAGCAGAGGCACCGCCTCCTATAGATGAATTTAACACGCCAATTCGTCGTGGCGCAGACTACGCTGTGCGCTACAAAGGCAAAGTGTATAACCTAGATGCATTTAATAAACTATATCCTGGTATGGCCATACAGGCTGACAACGAAAAACTACAAGCAGCTAGCCAGTGTGGGTTTGGTGAAAGATTCCCAGATGATCCTATGAAAGGTGACATGTTCATTAGAACAGATTATCTACCAGACCGACTATTTAAATGGAATGGACTAAAGTGGATTGAAGTAGACAAAAATAGTACCGACAGTTACACTTACAATCAAGCCTACATACAACATCTAATTCAAAAGTTAGAAGCTGGTGAATATGAAATTGAAGATTTAAGTGATGCCGAACAAGCACAAGTCGAACAGCAAATTGAAGATATTCTAAAAAATAAAAATGGATAGTAATCTAATAACACCGCCGGATATTTTAAATAACGGCTTACATTCAATTACACTAATTGATCCAGAACAGGATGAAGTAGACACTATCATTAGATACTGTCAACATAGCGATCAAGCATATAATATCTATGTCTATACACCAAACATGGATAATGTAGAATGGCTGGCACAAGCTGTCAATGCAAGTGATTCTATCATAGTTAATACTAGATCCGATGACTATAAAGATTTATGGTTATTAGATAAAACATATCATTATGGCACACGGATTATAGTAGAAAATCCTAGAAAGTTAGCAGACCCTGTACACTATTTTGCTAAATAATTCTATGAATGAAAAATTTAAAGTTAATGGTAATTTAGTAACTGTCATAAATGACAATGTAGAAAAAGCTCTGCGCAAATTCAAAAAGAAAGTAGCAGAGTCAGGTTTATTGCAAGAACTACGCGAACGTGAAACTTACGAAAAGCCTACTACACGAAGAAAAAAAGCGCACAATGCTGCTGTTCGTCGTTGGCGTAAACGATTGTCTGACGAACAACTATCAAAAAAATTATTTTAATGTATATCGAGTTCCGCTTGCCAAATGGAGCAGGTGGAATGGCTGCAGGATATGCTCTCAGTTCTATTAGACATGATATAGAAATTTGGGCAGAAAAACACAATATTCCTTATAAAACTAAACTACACAAATATACATTTCGTTTGTGTTTAAACACAGACAAAGAGTACACACAGTTTGCGTTAACCTGGAATCCAGAACACGAACCTTCGAACTATTTTGAATTTAAAAATCCAAAATAATTGCGGCAGAACACAAAATATTATATAATACAGGTATAAATAATTGTGTAAGGTGCTTCGGGCCTTGCACTAACTTGCTTAACTAAGGAGAAAAACTATGAGCACAATCATCGGTATTGACCTCGGCACCACCAATAGCTGCGTAGCAGTTGTCGAAAACGGAACCCCTAAAGTAATTGAAAATTCAGAAGGTGCTAGAACTACACCTAGTATCGTTGCATACACCTCAGACGAAATTATTGTTGGTGCTAGTGCCAAACGCCAGGCTGTAACCAATCCTAAAAATACTATCTATGCCAGTAAACGACTAATTGGTCGTAAGTTTACAGAACAGGCCGTACAAAAAGACATCAACTTGATGCCTTATAAAATCATCGAAAGCAGCAACGGTGATGCTTGGGTAAGTGCCAACGATAAAGAGCTGGCACCCCCACAAATCAGTGCCGAAGTTCTTCGCAAAATGAAAAAGACTGCCGAAGATTATCTCGGGCACGAAGTAACAAAGGCCGTAATTACTGTGCCTGCATATTTTAATGATAGCCAAAGACAGGCCACTAAAGATGCTGGTGCTATTGCAGGTCTTGAAGTTCTGCGTATTATCAATGAGCCGACCGCAGCGGCGTTAGCTTATGGAGTAGATAAAAATGAAAAAGCGGATCGTAAAATTGCTGTTTATGATCTTGGCGGCGGTACCTTTGATATATCTATTATTGACATCGCTAATGTGGATGGTGATAAACAGTTCGAAGTACTTAGCACCAATGGAGATACATTCCTGGGAGGCGAAGACTTTGATCAAAGATTAATGGAATATTTGATCACTGAATTCAAAAAGGAAAGCGGTGTTGATCTCTCTCGAGATGTAATGGCACTACAACGCCTAAAAGAAGCAGCCGAACGCACCAAGATTGAACTATCTAATAACACACAAACAGATGTTAACTTGCCTTACATTACTGCTGATGCCACAGGTCCTAAACATCTTAATGTAAAAATTACTCGTGCCAAGTTTGAAAGCTTGGTAGAGGATCTAATTCAACGCAGTATTGAGCCTTGTCGAGTCGCTATGCGCGATGCTGGTGTTACAGCCGCAGACATCGACGAGATTATACTTGTTGGCGGTCAAACTCGTATGCCCAAGGTACAAGAAGCAGTTGAAAAATTATTTGGTCGGGCACCTCGTAGAGATGTCAATCCAGATGAAGCAGTAGCAGTAGGAGCAGCAGTACAAGGTGCTGTACTAGGTGGCGATCGTAAAGATGTATTACTACTTGATGTGACCCCACTAAGCTTAGGTATCGAAACCATGGGCGGAGTGATGACAAAACTTATACAAAAGAACACCACAATACCAACCAAGAACAGCCAGGTGTTCAGCACAGCTGAGGATAATCAGCCTGCAGTTACTATTAAAGTCTATCAAGGCGAACGCGAACTTGTACAGCACAACAAACTGTTAGGTGAATTCAATTTGGAAGGTATCGATCCTGCACCAAGAGGTATGCCACAAATTGAAGTCACACTTGATGTAGATGCTAACGGTATTCTTAAAGTAAGTGCCAAAGATAAAAAAACTGGTAAAGAAAATCGGATTACCATCAAGAGCGATTCTGGTCTAAGTAAAGAACAGATTGAGGAAATGATTCGCGATGCCGAAGCCAATGCTGAAGCTGATAAGAAGCAACGCGAACTTATTGAAACACGCAACCAAGCGGATTCGGTAGTCCACCGGGTTCGTACTGATCTAAAAGAAGTTGAGGGCAAACTCTCAGAGGATCAGACGAAGAATATACAAGATGCTATCGCTAAATTAGAAGAAGCAATCGTGGGCACAGACAAAGAAGCAATTACAACAGCATTGTCGGAATTGTTTGTGGCCTCGAATGTGATTAATGAAACAAAGCAGCAGACAACCGCAGAAGAGTCTACTACGCCCAAGTCAGATGACAATGTAGTTGATGCTGAATTCACAGAAACCAAAGATAAAAACTAAAGAATATGCAAGGTAGATGCCATAAGGGTCTACCCTCATATATGTCATAGCTTGCTTACTGAAAGGAGAAAATATTATGACAACATATACAATCAGTACTTTTGATTTACCTACCCTACATCGTCATGCTGTAGGATTTGATCGACTATTCAATGAACTAGGTCGTACTTTTGCCAACAGCAAAACAGACAATTATCCACCACATAATATTGTTAAGATTGATGACAATCATTATGCTATTCAACTAGCAGTTGCTGGCTTTAGTGAAAGCGAACTGGATATTGAATATAAAGAAAATGTCTTGACAATCAAAGGCGAACAAAAGCAAAAAGACGAGTACGAATATCTTCACAGAGGTATCAGTGCCCGTAACTTTGCCCGACACTTTACACTTGCTGACAATGTGGAAGTTAAAGGTGCGACAGTAATCAATGGTATTTTGGCAATTAGTCTGGAACACATTATTCCTGAAGAGCAAAAAGCCAAGAAGATTGCTATTGCGTTTGCTAAGTAATATAATAAACAGTAGGGGGATCCACCCCCTACTCCGACCTACAAAATTATGAGCAAAACAGACATTGTAGTTAAACCCAAGATTCAATCAAAAACAAACATTAAACCTCCTAGTTTGTTTAATGTAATTTATTTGAACGATAGTGTAACAACAATGGAGTTTGTAATTGAAACTCTAAAAAACATTTTTCATCACACCGAAGAAACTGCAACACAAATTACAATAAAGATACACGAAGAAGGATCTAGTGTAGTAAGCACACTACCTTACGAAATTGCAGAACAAAAAGGGGTCGAAGCCACCTTGCTTGCTCGAACCAATGGTTTTCCACTTAATGTAAAATTAGAACCAGCTGACTAATGATATTCAATAAAATTCGAGACCTTAAGGATAAAGGGCTTAAGATTGGAATTACTTTTTCGACTTTTGATATGCTTCACGCCGGACATGTGGCGATGTTGGCAGAGGCTAAAAATCACTGCGATTATCTTATCGCCGGGCTCCAGACGGACCCAACAATTGACCGTCCAGATACAAAAAATCGACCTGTCCAAAGTATTGTGGAAAGACAAATTCAACTGGCAGCATGCCGTTATGTTGATGAAGTTGTTGTGTATCAGACCGAACAAGATCTAGTAGACTTGCTATTAATTTTACCTTTGGATGTTCGCATACTTGGTGTAGAATATGAAAATAAAGATTTTACCGGCAAGAAAGAATGTTGGGATCGCGGAATCGAACTAGTGTTCAATGGTCGCGATCATTCGTTTAGTTCCAGTAGTCTGCGTCGTCGTGTAGCAGCAGCCGAAAGTCAAAAAGTTTTAACACAAAACTAAAATCAATGAATGTTCTATATTATACCAATGACCCTGTTGTTGTAAAACTATTTAAAGAACATTTCTCTCCAGATATCAATATAACAGAAGATATAGATTACTATAAAAATCAAGATGCTGATGTAAAAATAGCGTATTGTAACGAAAGATTTATTGGTAAAATTATAGAAAATAAAAAAATTGCCAGAGAGTTAAGCCCAATTAGTAAACTAGTTATCTTTGAACTTGGTGAAATGATGTATACCGAGGTAATTGATAAGACTATCAGCGACAATGTCTACTATGTCGTACCAGGTTTTTTAAACACATATAACCCCAATCAATTTATATTTTTACCAAATTTTTTTATAGAAATGAAACACTTCTATCTAAACAATTTGTCTTTTGTATTAGATGAACTTGACCCCCATTCGCCCAAACAGTATTATTTTGATGCTCTATTAGGAACGAAAAAAACACATAGAGATTTAATTTACAACAGCATCGTAAATTTTAATTTGCAAGATAAAATTTTATTGAATTATACAGGAACTAGAAATAATTATCTCGCAAAAAATGAAGATTACTTTTGGGAACCAGGTACTACAGATAACAAGACTATATCATACTCTGGCCATTATGTAAAGTTTCATAACCTGAACATGCCTGCTAGTTCAGTGCTGCCTGTACATTCGGTATATAATAAGTCATGTTATAGCATAGTAGCCGAAACAGCGTATGAACCTGGTTCACCTGTATTTTTTACAGAAAAAATTGTCAAACCAATTTTAGCACGACGATTGTTTGTTGTATTCAGCACCAAAAATTATTTAAAAAAATTACAAGAAATTGGCTTTAAGACTTTCAATTCTGTTATTGACGAAACTTATGACAGTATTGACAATGATTTAGAAAGATGGTTGGTAGCATTTGAGCAAATAGTTTATCTGTGTTCACAGGATCAACATACTGTTTTAGAGAAAATAAAATCAATTGTGGATCATAATTATAGGGTGTTGTTAAAAACTGATTGGAGACAACAGGCAGAAACAAAATTATTCAAATTGATTGAATCAACAATTGGATCATGTTATAATTAACCATGGATGCAATGTTAGATATTGAAACCCTTAGCACCAGACCATGGTCGGTTATACTCACGCTTGGCGCTATTAAGTTTAGTCCATGGGATGATGATGTAGATCAAACTCGAGGTTTGTATATTCGGCCGGATGTAAATGAACAGTTGGCAATGGACAGACATGTTCAAGAAGAAACTGTGACTTGGTGGGGCACACAAACTGAAGAAGTTAGAGAAGAAGCACTGGGTGAAGAGGGCAGAATTACTATTAATGAAATGCTAGACCAACTTAACCGTTTCTTGGTCGGAGTAGATAATATATGGTGCCAAGGTCCCGCTTTTGATATTGTTATATTAGAAGATTTATACAGACAAGTTAATCGTCCCACACCTTGGCAGTTTTGGCAAATTAGAGACAGCCGTACATTGTTTAGTGTACACGGTGACCCAAGAGAAAAAAACAGACACGGTGCTCATAATGCACTGATTGACTGTTATTATCAAGCTCGAGCTGTGCAGCATATATATAAGTCAGTGGGGATTAAAAAACGATAATGGATATAATTTTTAACAGACAAGTAGCCGAAGAGTTAAGCGAAAAATATACTGTATTAGAACTAGAAACACATGATGTTGAAGGTAAAATTCTAGAAACTTTTTGTGTAGTTCCGGGGGATAAAATTCCTATTGAAGAAGTTACAAAGTTGGATCACTGGAAAAAACTGCATAATACATTCGTTCAGGCCAATAAAGAAAAAAACGCAAAACTATGCTATGATTTGCGCCCGTATCTTAAAGGCAAATGGGGCGGAGAATTGGACGAATTTTACGACATAGTGTGCGGTAGATTCGACTACAAAGAACAAGTATAATATTGGTATTTTATCATTATACGGCATAATGATATATACTATATGAACAAATTTTTAGCTGCCATCTTACTGGCTACTACAGCCCTGGCAGCTACAGCGGACCCAAGACCAAGACAGATCCGCATGATGTGTGGCAGTTTTGAAGATGCAGAAATTACAACACAAAGATACGGTGAAAAACTAATCATGGCTACCCAAAGCCCCAATGAACAAGTTGTCAATTTAGTATATGCCAATTTTGAAACAGAAACTACCAGTTGGTTTATACATGATTTACAGACAGATGAATATTGTATGATGGGTGTGGGCAAAAGGATTTATATACCAGACGACAGCCCACTTAATAGCAAAGCTGCAATTGGTGTTAGAGTAATATACAAATAACCTGGGAAACCAGGTTTTTTTGTGGCCTAAAAAGGAGAATTATATGAGCTGGTTTGCACATCGACCACCCAAAAACCCACCGCAGCCCTCCCCGGTTACACCCCCGCATAGAATGTAAAACTTATTAATTCAAAAAGAGCCCTTTAGTAGGGCTTTTTTATTAACTAGCAAATAAGTATTAATAAGTTCGATAAACATTGGTTCTTCAATAACAAAAAACGGAAACACAAAATTGGACCAAGTAGCTGTAGCGAGCTGTACCAGTAATGGATCGGAGCTATGGATCCACTAACACTTTTTGCCCTGGCAAACGGTGCTGTACAGGCTGTAAAAAAAGGCTGCGAATTATATAAAGAAATAGCCGGCGCAGCAGGCGATGTTAAAGGTGTTCTTAAAGACCTAGAAGAACAGTTTAACCTACGGCACAAAGACGATCCTCCGACCACAGCTGAACGCAATCAGTTCATTCAAGAAAAAAATCGTGTAATAGAATTAAGCAAACAGCAGCCCAATGATGTGTACACACAAATTGGCGAAGAACTAGGCGTGTATTTTGAAAACTATGCCAAATGTAGTGCCATCTTTGAAGAAGAAGAAAGACATGCTACTGAAGTTTATACCGGTGAAACCAGCTTGGGTAAACGAGCACTGCAAAGAGTTTTGATGCAAAGTAGATTGACCGCCATGGAAGCAGAGTTGCGTGAATTAATGGTGTACAATTGCCCCCCTGAATTGGGAGACTTGTACACTCGGGTCCAGGCCATGATGGAAAAGATGAAGAAAGAACAATCTCTTGCCTGGGCCAAAAAACGAGTGAAGGACAAGATAGCTGCCTCCCGTAAGCGTCGAAGAATAGAACACATCAAATGCAATGCCTGGAAATATGGTATTGCCACCTTAGTAAGTCTCTATTTGATTTGGTTAGCCTGGGCAGTGGTTCAAATAAGAATAGATGTTGAACCTGAACTGGGTCGCTGTTTGGTGCCAAAGGGTAATGCAGTTTACAATTGGTACAATAATTTAAAATGGATAGATTGCGAAGTTAAAAATGAGTAAATATCAGTTTACGATTGAACCAAGAATAGATTTAGTTACTCGAATGTATCAAGATCACGGATTTGATATAGATGAAATCTGTTTGCGACTGAGATATCCAGAGGACACTGTAAAAAATATTATAAAGAAATACAATTTACAACATGGCGAAAAATCTTGGCGTTATTAAAGCAGTATTAGATTTGCATAGGCAAGGACACACTGTGATTTCTATAGCAAAAACTTTAAATCTACACATTGAAGAAGTAGTAAATATAATAAATGGATACAGTTAGTAATTTGACATGGGGGTTGAGATTGTTCTTTTGGCTGGCAATGACGGCGGCCATTAGACAAGGAAGCTTGCTTGCCATTGCATTATGTGCTATAATATTTCTTTTAATTGAATACTTCTTAGAAGATCTATCAGCCTCATCTCAATATAAATGATCAAAAAATTAATTTTGTTGGCAATGTTATGCATTGCATCTGATACTGCTTTGGCCTATCAAATAAAGGCAAAAAGTTGGTTGATTGCCGATGGCGCTGGAAATATTCTAGAACAGGAAAACATCAACATCCAACAGCCAATAGCTTCTATAACAAAATTAATGACTGCTATGGTGATCTTGGACGCCAACGAAAATTTAGATAAACCGTTGAAGAAAAAATTCAGAGGTCTCACGGTAGATAGAGAACAACTAATAAATCTAGCAGTTGTTAAATCTGACAACATTGCTGCTCGAATGTTGTGTGAAAATTATCATAGAGGATATCAAGCTTGTATACATGACATGAATCACAAAGCTGCAATTCTTGGCATGGATGATACTAGGTTTGCGGACAGTAGCGGACTTGATAATCGTAATGTAAGCACACCAAAAGATTTAATTAAACTGTTGCTAGCTGCCGAAAAATATCCTCTCATAGTGTCAGCAAGTAACCGTGCTGTAGGCGAAATAGTCAAGAAGAAAAAGAAAAAACTCACCAAGTGGCGTTACACTAACACTAATCCATTGGTAACCAAATACAATGTAATAGTAAGTAAAACCGGGTTCGTAAGAGCGTCAGGTGGCTGTTTGGTAATGAGTGCTATGATAAAAGATCAAAAAAGATTATTTGTTGTTCTTAATAGTACAACTACTCGAACCAGGATCGTAGATATGGAAACTCTTATTTTAAGTAGTGTTGTACAAAATTAAGGTTTATTTTTGATAAATTGTGTGCAGATTTGGGGTTGTTTGAATTAAAAGTTTCAACCACTGTTATAAAATTGTCAATCATTTCTTTAAAAATAATTTTTTTAAAATCATTGTAAAAATGTTTGTGATTATGTTCTAATACAAAACGCATATCATAATACATGTCTTGCAAGTCTTCGGTTGATAATTTCTCTATAATATTAATAATTTTATGCAATCTAATATGATGGTTAGCTTCATTATCATAGCTTTCATCCCACCATTTATTAAATGTTTCAAATCCGTATTTTTTTAGGTATTTTAAATTGCCTTGCGCTCCAGCTAAAACAAAGGGACGTCCAACCGCGATTGGTCTAAATATTTTTTCTGTTAAATGTAATTTATTTGGGTAAAAAACTGTTTCAGTTACTAAGTGTAAAAAAGCACTTTGAAACAATACAAATTCATTTTGTCCTAAAGAAGCCGAGCTCCATCCAGGAGTGCATTGAGAATCTATATATAAATTAGACGGATATTTTGAAAAAACTTCAGTAATTAAATTTATTTGAGATGATGTAAGTTTGGTTTTTTGATCAACAATTTCTTGACGCCATTCTTGATGTAACGATGATATAAGCCCGTGTTCTGCTAAGTTTCTGTTTAAAAGATCAGCTACTAAGGCTAATCTATATGAACGTTCTTGTCTAGTTAACCGATTAAGTGTAATAAATACCTTAGAAAACTTGTTATTCAACGGAACATATTGTGCATCTCTATACCAGTCTAAAGCAGCAAATCCGTGATAAAAATAATACCAATTGTAAGGAACAATTTTTGAATCAGAGCAAATGTCACTTATAGCAACTGTATTTGGTTTATTTTGCATTGGTTTATCTTGTTCTTTTTTATGAAGTACATCTGCATACAAGTTAATATTAAATGGTTCTTGATCCCAAAATATTACTTTTAATTTTTTTGGATCGTAATTGTAGTAATAATTTAGTAATTGAAGATTCCATGTTCCAAATGGATAAAAATACCAAGATGCAATTTCCAATGGTTTAAGCAAATTTTGTTGTAAAATAAGATAAAAATTATCAACGGAGAACATAAATGAAAAAAATAGGATTTATTGGTTTAGGAAAACTAGGTTTACCCTGTGCTGAAGTTATGACAGAACATTACGAGGTAACCGGTTATGATATTTACCCAAAGCAAAGTGACAAAATTAAAATATCAGACAGTCTGCGAGGAGCAGTTGCTGGTCAAGATATTGTTTTTGTTGCGGTACAAACACCACACGACCCTGATTATGATGGATCAAAACCAATTACACACTTGCCAAATAAAGATTTTGATTATACAACAGTTAAAGAAGTTCTTACTCAAATTGATGCATGGGCAACTCCTAATCAATTAGTAGTTTTAATATCTACGGTATTACCTGGCACAGTAAGAAGAGAATTACGCCCTTGTGTAACAAATGCAAGATTTATTTACAATCCTTATCTTATTGCCATGGGTAGCGTGGAGTGGGACATGGTAAATCCAGAGATGGTTATTATAGGCACAGAAGATGGATCTGAAACTGGAGATGCTAAACAACTAATAGAGTTATATACACCATTGATGAAAAATAATCCCAGGTATGTAGTAGGCACGTGGGACGAAGCCGAAAGTATTAAAATATTCTATAATACCTTTATCAGTACAAAAGTAGGATTGGTCAATATGATACAAGATGTTGCAATGAAGAATGGAAATATTAATGTAGATATAGTTACCAATGCTCTAGCAAAAAGTACAACAAGAATCATGAGTTCCAAGTATATGAAAGCAGGCATGGGCGATGCCGGACCGTGCCATCCTAGAGATAATATAGCACTTCGTTGGTTAGCAGAAAATTTGAATCTTGGCTATGACATATTTAATACTGTGATGCATGCTAGAGAAATGCAAGCGAGAAATTTAGCAAAATTTTTAAAAAGAATTCAAGTAGAAAAAAATTTACCAATCTTTATAATGGGTAAAGCTTATAAACCAGATGTTGATTATTGCGACGGTAGTTATAGTTTATTAATAGGACACTATCTTGATGAATTGCAAGCCAAGTTTTATTACGTAGATCCATTAACAGCAGATCAACCACCATTTGATGATGTGCCAGTTATAGCTTTTTTAGCACATAATAGATCTGTTACTTATGGCTATACAGGCGAACAAGCTAAACAAGAATTATATTGCAAAATAGGAGATGGCAGCGTGATTGTAGATCCTTGGAGACAGTTTCCAAATACAGATAATTTTGAGATTATTCATTATGGCAACACACGAATCGTATAAACTTTTTAAATTTTGGGATGATGAATTTAAACATCTTGACTACATAAAAGAAAAGTTCAATGATCCTGTAACAGAAATAGAATGGCAAGATGCAGGTTTTAGAGGTCCGTTTGGTGGCTACATGTGCGATATGCGTAGCTCTCAGCCTAGTTGGAACAACAAGTTCATTGATTTTTTTCAAAAATATGAACATTGGCAAAACATCGGAACTTCATATTACAGAATGGATCCCGGTAGTAGTTTACCTAGGCACATAGACATTTATAAAAAATATATTGAATTGTTTAATCTAAAAGGACAAGAACATCGAATTAGAAGAGCGGTAGTGTTTTTGGAAGATCGCAAACAAGGTCATTTTGCTGAATGTGAAGACGTAGGATATTCAGACTGGTTAGCAGGGTTTACTTTAGTATGGAGATGGGACAGTCCTCACAGTGCTATAAACATGGGGTCTAAGCCTAGATACACTTTACAAATAACAGGTCATATTTAATGTTACATAGTTATAATGAGTGGGATCCTCTTAGAGAGATTATTATTGGTAGAGCAGACTATGCTAATTGGCCCACAGACGATCCCGTATTTTCCAAAGAAAGTCTAAAAACTACCTGGACTGAAACTCCTGTACCTAGTGGTCCAGTTCCGGACTGGATCATTGACGAAGCAAATGAAGACTTAGATATACTGGCCAATACCATAGAACAATACGGAGTAATAATTCACCGGCCAAAAGCTATTAATTTTCAAGAACGCGGAGGTATGTATAATTACTGCCCTAGAGATAGATTACTAATATATGGAAGTACCATAATAGATCCTGCAATGATGTACCCTTGTAGAGATATGGAAATTGAAGCGTTAGATGAAGTAATATATCGTGCTGATACGGTATATCGGATGCCACGCAACGAAAGTTATATATTAGATGCTGCAAATGTTCTCAGGCTAAATGATACTATGTTGTACCTTGAAAGTCCAAGCGGAAATCGTCGTGCAGCACAATGGTTAAAGAGTAAATTCTCCAACGTTAATATTGAAGTTTGCAACTTTTATTCTGGAGTACATATTGACAGCACTATTGTTCCATTACGCGAAGGATTAGTATTGGTAAATGCTAGTAGAGTAAATATGGACAATTTGCCAAACGTGTTTGATTCCTGGGAAGTAATATGGATAGATGATGTTGTTGAACAGGAATTTTATCAATATCCTTATGCTAGCAAATGGATAGCACTTAACATGTTGGTACTAGATCCACAAACTGTGATTGTTGATAAGCATCAAAAAAATGTAATAAAAACATTAGAACATTTAAATTTTACAGTAATTCCACTAGAATTAAGGCATAGTCGTACTCTTGGTGGGGGTTTTCATTGTGTTACATTAGACTTAGTACGAGAAACTCAATAAATAACTAACAATAAAAATAAAAGGTTATCATGAGTTTTGAAAGTTACACCGAGTGTCTGTTACAAGCTTTTATTTTACACAATAAGCCTTCAGAAATACTTAAACGGAAAAAAGAAATAATCGACGAAGTTGCGTTATTTCATAACTACAGCCCTAATAGTGTGCTATACTTAGGATTTAATCCTTTGATCCTTGTTGATAATTGCAAGCAGATATTTGTAGCAGAAATATCAGAAGATTCTAAAAATTACTTATTAGATACAGGAATTAAATTTACCTACATACCAAAAGAAAAATTGTATGCCGGCAAACAAAAATTTGATAGTGTAATAGCCTTAGATGAATACTTTACTTTTGCTGACAGTGACAATGATCAAAGAGATAAAGTTACTAAAATAAGCCAACTGACTAACGAATACATAATTACAACTTGTAAAGACTATAAAAATCAAGAGTTCAAAGATAGGGAGTTTTCTACTCCTGCTTTGATCAAAAATAGTAAATCTGACAATATTTATTTAGAGTACCACAGTTACAATTTACAAGATAGAAATAGTTGGCACACCAATTTATATCAAATAAGTAACAATGTACTTACACCTAGTGGTCCGTATGCTAGAAGAGCTTTATTTTTCAAACAGTTGGCTAAATTTAGTCACGATGCAGGAGCAGTTGGTTTTAATGTACACAAAAATTTAATGTACAAAAGTTTAATCAAAAAAAATTACGAACATGTAATTAGTATTCGATTTGATAATGGATCTTAACGAACATTTAGCCAAAATAGTAGAAGGTTTAATTGCAGAAATCAATGCTAACGTAACAGTTAGAGTAGACTCTGTGATTAGTAGTGCTATTAATAATAGAGTAGCATCCTTTGACTTTGACAATTATATTAGCATGGCTGCATCAGCTGCTTTTGAGAAAAAAGTTGCAGAATATACAGTTGATTCAAAAAAGTTAGAAAACAGAATTGTAGATAAAATTCATAACACAATTGATTTGGCTCAAACCAAGACTACCGAATTAGTTGAAACCGTTGTAAAAGAAAAACTAGGAAAAATAAATTTACAAAAAACAATAAATGACAGTGTCATAACAATTATAGCTGACAGAATATCTGAATTTGTTTTTCCTCCTGATAGCATTGATCCCACAGCTTTAAAATTGGCCAATCTTAAAATTTCAGGAGATAATGTAAGTGGTGGACTTATAGAAAACTTTAGCAGCACAGGTATAGATGATCGTGCATCTCAAGTTGCCTTGACTATATTTGATGAAAATACAGTTGTTGAAAATAACTTACTTACTCAAAATTTAACTGTTGAAGGCTCAATGACTATAAATGGTAATTTTGAGTGTAATGGTAATGTATCAGAAGATTCAAATTTTTTCAGGAAATTATTATCATCTACTACAAATCAAACTTTAAATTTAATAGATCATAATCTTTTTAATAGTTACAGTTCAACTGTTTTTGATAAGATCAAAACAGAAGGTCTAGACTTGAATAAGATATTGTTAAACGGAACCGAAGTACTACAGGCAACTTCCTTAGGAAAAAATATTACGGACAGTAATTTACAAACGTTAGGCGAACTTAAAGAACTTACGGTTTCGGGCGAAAGCATTTTCGCTCAAACATTATATGTTACTCCTAAAAGAGTTGGCATTAATACAATTGAACCTTCAGCGGCTCTGACTGTATGGGACGACGAAGTTGAAATTGTTGCTAAGAAAAAATCTCGTGATGTTGCTATTTTTGGAACATCAAGACAACAAAAAATTGTTTTAACTTCAAATAACAAAGACAACATTGTGCTATCCGAAGACGGTTCTGCTCAAATTGACAATTTGAGAATTGGAACAATGCAGTTTACTACAGCCAATTCTCCGCCAAACTATGTGAGTGAAAGATGTCATGTGGTTTGGAATACCAATCCCAATCCAGGAGGTCCGTTGGGATGGATCTGTCTGGGCGGAGCCAATTGGGCCAACTTTGGCATCATTGACTGATTCAAAATATACTGCTATAATGCAGTATGACTCTTGTATTAACAGAAAACAAATGGAACACAATCTACAACCAAATTCGCCAGGAACACGGCGATAGTGTGGTTCTGCTTTCCTGGAAATTAAAGGAGACATTAGGATTTACCGTTCGTAGACATCGTGATTATGATCCGGACAAAGGACACATGGTTAATGACATTCGCTTGGATTTTTACAATCAAACTGCCG